AGAAATTAAAAATACATATCTTCTTTTGCATACTCATTGGGGTGAAGGATGGAATATCCATAAACTTGCTTCAGAATTCGGAGTCAATCATAACGAAATATTAACAACTCATATTTGTAGAAATTGTGGAGAATATGAAATTAAACCATTTTCTGGATTAGATACAGATTGTAAATTTTGTAAAGCACAAAAAAGCCAAACTACAACAAATGTATCTGTTGGAGTTACAGAACAACAATTAAATGAAGTTTATAATTTTATGGATGTTTATTGTCATCCATTCACAAGCGGTGGACAAGAAATACCAATTCAAGAAGCGAAATTAACTGAACTTATTGCTCTTGTTACAAATTATAGCTGCGGAGAAGAGATGTGCGAACCAGAAGCCAATTCTCTCCCATTGGAATGGAATGAATATAGAGAACATGGTACAGAATTTATTAAAGCCTCTACCTATCCAGAATCAATAGCTAAACAATTAAATATTGTATATAAAATGCCACAACACAAAAGGCTTGAAATGGGTAAAAAAGCTAGAGAATGGACAATAAAGAATTTCGGTATTCAAAACGTAGGAAAATCTATAGAAGAATTTATAGATAAACAAGAATTAGCTGATTGGACTAAAGTGTTAGAGAATTCCCAAGATAAGAAAGATCCATATTTTCAAATACCAAATATTGTAGACGATGGCGATTGGATATTGTCCATGTATAATAATATTCTTAAAATGAAGAATGTTGATAAAAATGATTCTGGTTACCAATATTGGATGGGCGAATTAGCTAAAGGCGCAAAAAGGCAGGATATAGAAAATTATTTCAGAAATGTAGCCTTAAAAGAAAGCGGAGAAGATAAACAAGTAAAATTTGAAGATCTTTTAGATAAAAATGACAAAGGCAGAGTAATCTATGTTATGCCAGAAAGTGCTGGAGATGTATTCCTTAGTACAGCTTTATTTAAATCTATTAAGAACAGATATCCAGATTATAGCTTATATGTCGCAACTAAACCTCAATACAAAGATATATTAGATGGAAATGAATATGTGCACAAATGGATAGAGTATAACCCTATTATGGATAATATAATCTGGCTAGAAGGCAACAATCAACATGATGGATATTTCGATATAGCTTACTTGCCATATACTTGCACTCAAAGGAATTTAAATTATCTTCACAATGGTTTAGATAAAGTAGAATTTCAATTGACTTAATGTATTATAAATAAATGAGACTTCTAGATACATACGCTACGAACACAGGATCGAAAATAGACAAACCATTTATATATACAAAATATTTTCCACTTCCACCGAAGACATACATAACAATTCAAAATCAAACTCCTTATGATTCTAGAAACTTTTCGTACTGGCAAGAAGTTATTAATTTAATACAGCCATTTTTATTAAAAGCTGACATCTATATAGTTCAAGTAGGCACAAAAGACGAAAAACAATTAGGAGGAGTAATTAATCTATTAGGACAAACAAATATAAATCAATTAGCTTATGTTATTGAAAATTCTAAATTACATTTTGGAGCAGATAGTCTTTGTGTACATTTAGCTTCAAGCTTTGATATTCCTATTGTTTCATTGTATAGCATCAGCAATCCTAATGTTGCAGGTCCACATTTTGGAAATAAAGATAAGCATATTTTACTAAAAGGATATGAAAGAGTTGGAAATAAAAAGCCATCTTATTCTCAAGTCGAGAGCCCTAAATCTATTGATATGATTAGGCCAGAAGAAATAGCAGAAGGCGTATTAAAATTATTGAATATTGAATTCCCAAAAATGCCAGAAACAGTATTTATTGGTCAAGATTTTAATCTTAAAAGTTTTGAAATTATACCAGATCAAGTATTAGATCTTAGCTCGATACAAGTTGAAAATCCAATTATAAGATTAGATTATTGTTTTAATGAAGAAGCTCTAGTATCAATTCTATCCCAAAGGAAAAGTATAATTTTTACCAATAAACCTATTAAAAAAGATATAATTGAAAAATACAAACAAAATATAAGCCAATTAATCTACATAATTGAAGAGAATAATAGCGTGAATTTCGTTAAATTATTAAAGAGCAATTCTATTAGCTACACTTTGCTATCATTCCTACCAGAAGAGTCTTTAAATAAATTTAAAATTGATTACATGGATTATAATTTAATCGTTAATAGAAAGCATAAGACCAAAGAAGAGACTAAAGTATTAAATGTCGATAATCTTTATTATAATTCTTCAAGAACATTATACTCTTCTAAAGGTAAAAGCGTCTCAAGATACGACTGGTTAAATGGAACTGGCAATAAAGTAGTAGATGATATAGAATTTTGGAAAGAAGCTGATAATTTTTACATTTTTAAGTTGACTTAAAGTTTAATATGGGTTATCATTCTTAAATGAGCCCTAAAATTAAAACAGAAGAAAATACAGTTTCCGTAGCTAGTTCTGAACTCTTTAATATGCCGATACAATCGCAACAACAGAACAAAAGCGAAACGATTCAAGTAGTACCCCCGAAGCTAATAACAAGAAACAAATATGGCTTAATTGAAGATGCAAATATAAATTATATTTATAATGACGACGGCACAATTAATTGGCGTAAAATGGTAAAAACAGAATACCTAGTCAATAATAGGCAAAAAACGCAAGAAACAGATGTATCAAAACTAGAAGACAAAGATCTTCTTATACTATTAGGTGGAATAAAAGAGCTTGCTCAAATCAGAGGGTACTCTAAAGTAGAGTATAATGTTGTATCTGCAAATGATACATATTTCGCTACAAGCTGTAGGATCACTTGGTTACCGAATTATGAAACAGATGGTAGAGAGATCATCTTTGAATCGTTAGCTGATGCTACAGTAAATAATACCAAGAGCTTTGCTAAATTCTTCTTAGCTGCAATTGCTGAAAATAGAGCCTTTGTAAGATGTGTTCGTAATTTCTTAAAAATTAATATTGTATCTCAAGAGGAGTTAGGAGAAGCAAAGTTGTTTGATTTTGCTCAACCATCTAATGAAAATCCAACTTCGCCCCAATCTGTTTTAGAGAAAACTATGAAAGAAAAAGGTGTGAATTTTGAAACACTTAAAAAAAGATTAATTAAAGATAATTTTGAAAATGCAGAAAATTTAAATTCTATATCAGATATACCTAAAGTCAAGCTGTTCGAATTGATAGACCGAATTAAGAAAATCAAAGATTAGATAAACGAAACGCTATCAATTGTATAACATGGGCATATAGTTTCACCAACATAACTTTGGTCGCTGTTCGTAAAGGTTGCTATAACACTCGAAGCGAAATAATCGTTTTTGAACGTTGAACCAGCAGAGATAGAGTATCCTGCTGATTGAACAACTGTGCCATCAAAATCATCATCGCAACATGGAGTTTTACCACCTGTTCCTCCATAGTAAAAATTTACTGTTCCAGAAACACTTTTGTATTTTTTGTCAAAACCTTCTTTTAGGGTAGCAATCTTAAACTTTAACTTTTCAGCGGTGGTGCTCATAGCTTCGGGGTCATCAAGATTATTATCGGCGATTGAAAAACATCCACCACCACCCCAACAAGCATCTTTACCTTCTCCTTCACAAGTATCTCCATCACAATTTTGGGGTTGATTATTTTCTAAAATACCTATTTTAGTGCTAACTGAAGATGTACAATAACCGTAAATTTCCTCAATCTCTATAAGACTACTAAGCGCCACGCGACTGTTATAGTTAACAATGTTTTTATCGAGAAAATCAAGTTCCTTGTCTTCCAGTATGCAAGAATAATTGCCTTTTGTGGTCGATTCAACACACCCAGTCTCAGTGACACAAGGAGGTGTTGGTGTATCATATGGGGGAGAAGTGTCACACGAACCGTCCCCGACACAGCCAGGCATTCCACAAGGAACGTAATAAGCAGTACACTCGCCCTGAGTCTCGCATATATTTCCTGGCTCCTCTTCACAACTTGATTCTCTGGGGAGCTTTTTGCATGTGGTAGATGTACTACCACTTGTCTCGTCAGAATATCCCTCGCCAAAGAAAAGGTTAGTACCGCTTCCCGAACTCCTAGAATCTATCTTGTTTGAGTACACGATTACACCATATTTATCTACTGTATATATTACAGCTTCACTAGAAGAGTCAGACGCAGAGGTGGATTGCGACTGCCCGACCGAGCTATAGAAGGAGTAGCCACCGTTTGTCGAACTAATTCTAGTTCGATATCTTTTCGTATCACATCCATCAAGACAACAAAAACCATCTTTTGCTTCATAAGTTGAAGCACTAAGTCCAAATAAAACTAAACCTGGTCCGCAACCTGCGCAACCATTAAGCTCATTTGATGAACATGATCCAGGCATATAATAAGATTACACAAGATTATTATTATTATTATTATTATTATTAAAATTCTTTATATTTAACTAATTGGTTTCTAACGAAATATAAATTAATAAAAAATCCACAAAAAGCACTTAATAAGTTGCTAAAATAAGCATAAGTTAATACATCAAATGGATTAATAAAAAAACTAACAGCCAAAGATATCCAAAAACTAGAGCATTCGTGGCAAAGTAAAGGTTTATGGATATAAGGAATTTTAGCTATAAAATTTCTAAAAGGTCTAGCAATTTCAGTGTCACTCCAAGCATAAGTTACTCCTAAACAAACAAACAAATACGCCAAGAATTGATAAAACATTTAAATAAAATAAACGACCAATTTATCTTCTTTTTCAACTAAAGAAAAAGATTTAAAACCAATTTTTTCATCACTTAATTTTTTAGCAAGATCTTTCCAAGCTTCTTCAGATTTGCCAATTTCAAATACTCTTCCGCCACTATTTCTAAACATGTTTTGTTGCATCATTTGCATATGATGTTCCATTGGGTCACTTGATACTTGAGAAGATTTAATTTCTCCTGCTTTTTCTTCTAATAATTTTTTGATTTCTTCATTATTTATTAGATTATTAAAGTAATCTTCCTCAGTGGTAATTTTAGCTTGAAGATGAGCTTTTACTCTATTTTTGCAAGAACAATTTGGATTGTTTTTGGAGCTAGTAAGATCTGCTAAGATTTCTGGAAACTTATCTTTTAAAGAGTTGAAAAATGTATCATTTTTAAGAAAAGTATTAAAAAATACTGGAGAATTGAGGAGTTCTGGAAATGTCATATTTATTATATTATAGTATATATATTGCTAAAAATCTAAAAATTATGGTTGAAGATAAGATACTCTACTTTGGTTGTATTGAGCTTCATTATCGCTACTCAATGAAGAGTTAATATTATTAGTAACTTGAGAGAAGTTAAATGTCGCTAAATTTGAGTCAGATTGATATTTTTTAATTGATATATATTGACTAGCAGTACTAACGTAACCTGAATTTGGTAAATTAGAAATGTTAGAAATAAATATTGAATCGCTTGCGCTAGCATCTGTTGACATTTCTTGTTTTATTGGATATTGAATATATACAGTGTCTGGTAAATAATTTCCAATAGTATAATTGGCAATACGACTTACATCAATATTAATTCCAAATGATTGGGTTCGATTTGAAGTAAAAGTCGCTATATTTGTATCAATAAAACATGGATCTCCAACATTAAATGTATTTAAATTTACTGGTTTTGGTTTAAAAGTTATTTGAGAAGCTGTCCAATTAAAAATAATCCCTTTTATATCAACAGTTGGATATTCTCCTAGTTTGTAATTTAAAGAATAATTAGTTAAATACCCATCTGTAAATGTTACATATTTATCTCCATATTCAACTCTTCCAGAAAATGAATTAGTTCCAGTATAAAGCAAAAATCTATCACTATCACTTAATACATAAGATAAGTCAAATTGAGCAACTGGTAAACCATCTTTTGTATAATTAATTGAATCATTGATAGATATTTGAGGACTTATTTTAAAGTCAACTCCAACATTAAAACTTTTTATTCCAGATACCAAGGAATCATTTAGATAAAAGTTCTGATTTTCTATAGAATATACATTAAACATTAACTATAATTACACATCTTTTAAGTGTAAAATATAGGAGGTAAAAGGTATATGGCAAGTATTTACGATACAGTTCTAGCTTGGAGCTCGCTTACTATTTATAGCAAGTACAATATAGTACTTGGTACTGATAGCAAATACTATTATTCAATAATAGATTCTAATGTAGGTGCTGGAAATAATCCAGTAACCCCTGCCAATCTTCAAGTTGATTGGGATGGATATATACTTTTAAATAGCGTGCTATATCCGAATTTTTTCTGGAAACCTTCGTATAATGCTAAAATAAATAATAAACCAAGAATTAAAATTAACAAATTTGGTAATGGATACGAGCAACGAATAAATGATGGAATAAATAATAATTTGATAGAACTAACTTTAAATTTTGATAATAGAAGTGAAATAGAAGCGGTATCTATTTTGCATTTCTTAAACGAAAGAAACGCGCAAGAAGCCTTCGTTTATAATCTTCCAACAATATATTCTAAATCAAGCAGCGACTTAAGCACAAAATTTGTTTGCGCAGAATGGTCTCCAACTTATATATCTTATAATAACTACTCTATAGAAGCTGCATTCATGGAAGTACCAGCATAAAATTATGCCTACATCATCTGAAGTTTATAATTCAATAGTAAGCGGTAATAAATCTTTAAATACTGAACTAAGTTCTTTAACTCCATCTACGCAAGTTATTTTATACGAAATTGATCTTTCTGAAATTGCTCCCACAACCATAAATTATAATTATAATGGAGATCAGCCCATTAATAATGGAATATTTAGAGTATATAATGATTATAATTTATTCAAAATTGTAAATAATCCATACGGAGCATTAAAATGGCAAAATAATTATTATTATCCTTTTCCAATTTTTTCAGAAGGTTTTGAATATTCTTCCGCAGGAACACTACCAACTCCAAAAGTTTTAATATCTAACCTTTCTCCAGATTACTCTTCAAATTCTTTCTATAGATATATTAGAATGCAAATGCAAAGTTTAGGAGATATTGTTGGTGCAAAATTTAGTAGAATTAAAACATTTTCAAAATATCTCGATAAAATAAATTTTTCTGATAATATTAATCCTTTTAATAAAAACGAAGGATTATATGAAGTAGAACTACCAAGAGATATTTACTACATAGATAGAAAAACAGTTGAAAATAGAAATATAGTTGAATACCAATTAAATACAATTTTAGATATAGAAAATTTAACATTACCAGGAAGAACAATTTACGGTAAAAAATGCCCATTTCAATATAGAGGAGAAGGATGCTGTTATGAATATAATAGCAGATTAACTTATTTGCACAGTGGAATTTACGCAGGTATAGATAATTCTCCCATAACAGTAAAAGGTCTTTACACTGCCCCTCCAGTAGCTACAGAAAATGATCAGTTATTTTTTGGAAGCGTTTTTAATCCTACTGGAGGCAACGCACATCTTTCAGCAATATTTAGAATAACTGGGGCAAATTATGGAACCAACGGCTCTCTTGGAAATTCTGGACAATGGTCTCAAAATCAAACATATATTTCTGGAGATTTTATTTATTTACAAAACAGAGGATTAAAATTTTATTATGTTTGCTTAAATAATCATTCGTCTGATCCATTTAATGCTCCGCCAAATACTAATTATTGGACAGCTGATTCATGTTCAAAAAATATAAACGCTTGTAGATTAAGATGGTTAAAAAATCCAGCTTTTAGACCAGTTATTTGGCCAACAGATAGAAATGGAGAGAATTGGACTCAAACAAAAGATAGAATAGTTAGTTTGGTTGGAAGTGGTGAAAGAATAAATTTATGGGTAACTGGTTTAAATGGTGTTCCAATTAATTTTCCAAGAAGACCTGGAGCAGAAAATCCAACTGGAGTTAGAGCTCATGGAATTCCAAAAGATATGAATCAAAATTATTTAAATGGATTTCTTCCATTCGGAGGATTCCCAGGAACAAATCAACCCCAAGGATAAAAATGATTGATAAAAAAAATAAAAATTTTATTATAAAAGAATGTTTAAAAAATTCATCCGAAGAAATTTGTGGATTTATAGTACTAACAAATAATAATTTTATATGCATGCCATGTGAAAATATTGCAAAAAATAAAAAAGAAAATTTTATGATATCTTCTTTAGATTATATTAAAATAAAAAAACATTCAGATAAAATTCTTTATATCTATCATAGCCATATAAACGATAATGAAAATTTTTCTGAACAAGATATTTCTTGCTCTGAAAACTTATGTCTACCAATTATAATGTATAATTTAAATAAAAGAATATTCAAAATTTATGAACCAATAAGTGTAAAAAAAGAATATATTGGAAGATTCTATCAACATGGAAAATATGATTGTTTTAGATTAATTGAAGAATTTTATAAAAAAGAAAAGTCTATAGAATTTAAGTATGATAATAATTTTTATTCAAAATCATTAGAACAAATGGATATAAAAACAGAACTATATAGATTTTATAAAGATAATAATTTTCAACTTATAGAAGATAAAAACGATCTTAAATTACACGATATACTTCTAATAGATGCCTTTGGAGAAGATAAACCAAAACATTTCGCATTGTATATGGGACAAGATAAAATTTTACATCAAC